TGTCTGGTTTTCAGAATCTTGGAAAATCAGAAGGTGAATGGTTTGATCCAAAGATCAAAGATTATATTCTTGATGAACCAGTCATGTTAGCTGACGATTTGATTTGGTGTGGAGAACTTAATATTCTCCCCACAGCTGTGAATCCATTGTCTGGTTTTCATTCATATACAAAAGGAATGAGTGGTATCATTCCACATGTTAAAGTTCAGTTGGAAAGTCTGCCTCGTCACAAATCTGAAGATCCTCGTTTCTTATATACAACAGGTGCAGTGACACAGCGTAACTATATTCAAAAGAAAGCTGGTCAGAAGGCATCATTCCATCATATCTTTGGTGCTTTGGTAGTTGAAGTTGATAATGACGGTTCCTGGTTTGTTCGTCAGCTAATTGCAGATTCTGACACTGGATGCTTTTACGATCTTGATACCTATTATATGCCAGATGACTATCAAGATGGAATCTGTGTAGAAGCAATCAATTGGGGTGATATCCATTCTGAGAAGATTGATCCTCTTGTTTCTTATGGATCATTTGGCCATAGTGAATCGCTACTTGATTTTCTAAAGCCAACATATCAATTTGTTCATGATCTACTTGATATGAGCAGTCGAAACCATCATAATCGAAATGATCCATATTTCAGATTTACTGAGTATCTACATGGTTCAAACTCTGTCTATGTAGATGTTAACAAAACAGTTGATGTATTATCAACCATGGAACGAGATTGGTGTCAAACAGTTGTAGTTGAATCAAATCATGATCTTGCTTTGAAGAAATGGCTCAAAGAAGCTGATTATAAAACAGATCCAGAAAATGCGATTACCTTCTTGGAATACCAGCTTGCTACATACAGAGCTATGGCTGAACAAGACGAAGAATTCTCAATCTTTGAATACGCAGTAAAGGATCAATGGCCTCAGTGTAAAGCGATCTTCTTAAAGACAGATCAATCATTTAAAATCTGTGGAGTTGATGGAATTGAATGTGGAAATCATGGCCATCTTGGAAACAATGGTAGTCGAGGTTCAGTTCTAAGTCATACAAAACTTGGATCAAGATTCAATATTGGTCACACTCATTCTGCTTCTATTCGAGATGGAGTGTACTGTGCGGGTACAACTTCTAGACTAGAAATGGGTTACAACCAAGGGTCACTAAGTTGGAGCCATTCACATATCGTTACTTATCCAAATGGAAAAAGAACAATCATCACTATGGTTGATGATAAATTTAAAGCATCTAACTAAAAAGGAACACAACAATGAAAAAGACTCCAATCACTCTAGGTCGTGGTGTAATGCTAGGTCAACAAGATTTCATTCATCAACGTTCCTTCCCAACTTCAGCGACACATAATTTCTATGTATATGGCCCAATTGAAGATCATGATGAGAATATTGTAGATGCGATTGCTACTCTTGATCTTGCAACTGAGAATGATATTGTCAACTTCTATATCAATACACCGGGTGGTAGTCTAGAAACTACTATTTCTCTAGTTCATGCAATGCTTCGAACTCAAGCAACCGTAATTACTCATGCTGATGGCATGGTCGCATCAGCCGGAACATTCATCTTTCTAGCAGGTCAGATGTACGTTGTCTATCCTTATAGCACTCTAATGGTACATGACTATTCTGGCGGTGTTGATCCTTATGCTAAAGGAAATGAGAATCTAAAACGTATTATGTCTGGAATCAATCTAATCAAACAGATGACCCAAGATCTATATGTTCCTGTGTTTACTGAAGAGGAAGTAGAACAGATTCTTGATGGACAAGATATGTATCTCGATTCAAATGAACTAATTGAGCGAATTAAAATTGCATTCAATCAAGATGAAGAACCATCCGAAGATGATTTTACTCCAGATCAACAACTGCTAGTAGAATAACCAAATAAATTCCTTGTATCAAATTATCACAATACAAGGAATTTTCAATGTACAAAATAGAAATTATCTGCAGCAATACCTCTTGTGGAGAGCACTTCATTTTAGTCTCTCCACAGGAATCTATTCCATCATATTGCCCTTATTGTTCATCTATCATCGAAGAAGAACAAGAGGATGAGGAATGAACTTTGCCGGGATCGATTACAGCATGTCGTGCCCAGCGATTACCGTTGGTCCAACTAAAGATTTTAAAAAATGTAAAACATTCTACTTCACAAAAGACAACAAGTTTGTTGGAAGCTTTTGTCATGATATTTACGGTATGCAACAACTACCATATTCTTCTCCAGAAGAACGATTTGATAATATTTCAGAGTGGGCTATTTCGATCCTAAAGAAATTCAAGGTAACACATGTTTGTCTTGAAGGTTATTCAATGGGGTCAAAAGGCAATATCACCGGAATTGCTGAAAACGGTGGACTTCTGAAACATAAGATGTGGAAAAACAAAATCGAATTTGTTACTCCAGCACCAACTCAAATCAAGAAATATTTTTGTGGCAAAGGTAATGCAAACAAAGAAGTCATGTATGATAGTTTTGTTGAAAAAACTAAAGTTAATATTTGCGAAGAAATAGAATACAATAAACAACCTGCTAAAGATTCTAACCCAATTTCAGACATTGTAGATTCATATGCAATGCTCTGTTATGCAATTGATAACATGTAAGGAATCATAACAAAATGACGTCAGAAACCAGCATTACAGTCATTAAAAGAGATGGGACAAAAGAGCCTCTATTAGTAGAGAAGTATGACAAAGTGTGTAACTTTGCGTGTGACGGAATTGCTCAAGTTTCATCATCCGAGCTTGCTCTGAGAGCATACGATCGACTATATAACAATATTACAACAAAGCAAATTCATGAGATTCTAATCTCAACAGCAGTTGATCTGATTAGTGATAAGACACCCCAATATGATCAAGTTGCATCTCGATTAGTAAATTTTGGTCTTCGCAAAGAGGTATATGGATCATATGAAATTCCATCTCTACTTAGTATCATCAAAAAGAACATTTCTTTAAAGAAATATACGTCAGAAATTCTCGAATGGTACACTGAAGAAGAAATCAATGAAATTGAGAGTTTTGTTGATCATTCACGCGATGAGCAAATTTGTTATGCAGGAATTGAGCAATTTCGTCAAAAATATATTGTTCAAGACCGCTCAAAGAAAATTCTTTATGAAACACCACAAATTCGATATATCATTGTTGCTATGACAATGATGGCAATGGAATCAGAAAATCGACTTCAGAAAATCAAGCAATATTATGATGTTATGACAATGAAGCGAATTTCAATTCCGACTCCGATTAATGCAGGAATGGGCACACCTGTTAAGCAATTTAGTTCCTGCACACTAATTCCTGTATTAGATAATCTTGATTCTATTAATGCTGCAGCTGCTTCAATTGTCAAGTACGTATCTAAGAAAGCTGGTATTGGCGTTGACATGGGTAGAATTCGTGCTCTTGGTGCATCTGTTGGTTCAGGTGAGGTTACCCATACTGGTGTTATTCCATTCATCAAGTATATGAGAGGAGCCCTGAAGAGTTGTGTACCTAAAGATACGCATGTTGAAGTATTAGACGAGGACTAATACAAGGCGGTATATGAGGAGTATTACTTAAAGTATAAATAGATCCTATAGGAATTAAATATAGGATCTATTTTATGAAAACTTATCATTACACGTACACAATAATTGACGAAGATACTGGCCAATACTATCATGGAAAACATAGCACAAATGATCTTAATGACGGATACATGGGATCAGGTTCTTGGATTAAGAGTATACAAGACAAAGAGAATATTGTAAAATTAATTAACGAATTTTATGAATCTTCTGATGCGGCATATAAAGCTGAAGCAGAATTGATTGGAGATCTTTGGAAAACAGATGAGCTTTGTATGAATAGAATGAAAGGTGGCAAAGTTAGCTTCTTTCATGAAGAAACATACTCTAAACATTGTATGGAAGTTTGGGGTGTTGATCATCATATGAAATCTGATGAATTTAAGAAAACATTTAGATTCGGATTCAGAGAGAAAGAAGTTCAGGACAAAGTACATAAAACACTGACTGAGAAATACGGTGGTAGATGGAGTGGGAGTGAGATCATAAAAGCTAAGGTTGAATCTACAAATATGCAGCGATATGGAGAAACTCATACTCTGAACACAGAATCTGTAAAGACTGCTAGAGAAGATGCAATATTTGAAAAGTATGGAACTGATAATCCTTTTAAAAATCCAGAAAAATTAGCTGAAGTTATGCTGGAACGATATGGTTATTCAAATGCAATGCATAATCCAGAGATTAGGGCAAAGCATAAACAAGTTATGTCCGAAAAGGATTGGACTGAAAGAAATGAAAAAAGTAAATCTACAAACATAGAACGATATGGTGTATCAGTAGCAGCCAATCTACCTGAAGTTAGAGAAAGGAATAAGAGGTCATGCCCATTTAATTGCCGAGATGGCCATAGATTTGACGCTGGCAATTTTTCCAACCACATGATTAAAGTGCACAATTGGACTAAAGATGAAATTAGGAAATACAAAGATGAAAACTAAGCGAATTCAAATTAAAGATTTGAAACCTGGCATGAAAATAAAAACACTTTCTGAAGACGGCACTATTGTATTTAAAGCGGTCGAGAAAGTTTGGGATACACATGTTCCTTCATCAAGACAGAGAGAACTTATTTTCAATAATGGATCTAAACTAGTTTGCTCAGACACTCACCCAATAATGGTTCGATCTGGTGATTATATTATTGAGAAATATCCAGATGATCTTACATATCATGATACTATTATTGGAACAATGGGCGATGTTAATTTGGAAAAAATTAATAGTCTCTCAATAGATCCAAATTTCACAGATATTGAAGTTGATGAAACCGAAACATTCTTTGCATCAGCAAATGAAACTGGTCCAATGGTACTCACACATAATTGTAGCCAGGGAGGTGTGCGCGGTGCAGCAGCAACAGTTTCATATCCATGGTGGCACTATGAATTTGAAGAACTGATTGTTCTTAAAAATAATAAAGGAACAGAAGAGACACGAGAACGACATGTTGATTATTCTGTTCAATTTAATGATTTCTTTTTAGATCTGGTTGAAAAGGATGAAGATGTATATGTATTTTGTCCGAAGGACTCAACAGATCTTCAACATGCTTTTTATTCTGGAAATGATGAAAATTTTGCTGAAGAATATTATAAAGCAATTAAGAATCCAAATATTCGATCTAAAAACATTGGTTCTGCTCGCTCTGTAGTTCTAGGTCTATTTTTATCTGAGCGTCATTCTACTGGCCGAATTTACTGTCAGAATATGTCTTCAATGGTAAACAATGGTCCGTTCAAAGAGCTTGTTCAAAGAGCAAAATATTGGTTAACTTCAAATCTTTGTCAGGAAATTGCATTACCAGTAGAAGGATTCGAAGTTTCAAATACTGTAGATGGAATGATTGCACTTTGTACCCTGTCTTCAATTAACTGGGGTATGGTTAATAAAGTGGAGGATTTAGAGCTGCCTTGTCGTATGAGTGTTCGTGCGCTCGATAACCTACTTTCATATCAAGAGTACCCAGTTAAACAAGCAGAGACATTTGTTAAGCGCTTTCGCGCTCTAGGAATTGGTATTGTTGGGTTGGCCCACTTCTTGGCTAAACGTGGTCTAAAGTATAATATTGATGCTGTAGTTGAAGTTGACAAATATATGGAAGCAATGGCTTACTATCTCACTGATGAATCTGTTCGACTTGCTGAGGAGCGTGGTTCATGTAAATGGTCAGATACTACTTGCTATGGCAAAGGTGTGTTCCCATGGGAGCTACGCAACAAGAATGTTGATTTGATTGTGCCTCATGAGACACGTTTTGATTGGGAAGAACTACGTGAAAGGATGATCAAATTTGGTATTCGCAATGCTACTTTAATGGCAGTTGCACCAACTGAATCCTCTGCACAGTTGCTAGGTGAAACTAATGGCATTGAGCCTCCAGTTGCTCCAGTAACAGTTAAAAGCTCTAAGGACGGATTACTAAAAACTGTTGTTCCGGGAATCCAGAGACTCAAAAACAAGTATGATTATCGATGGGATCAAAAGAACCCTCGCGGCTATCTAACCATCATGGCTGTTCTTCAGAAGTGGGTTGACCAAACAATTAGCACAAATACAAGCTATAATCCAGATAACTATCAAGATCAACAAATCAAAATGTCTGATCTAGTTAAAGATTTTATGTATGCAATGAGAACAGGTCTGAAATCTCTATATTATGATAACACGAATGATGGATCAGGAGAGACACAAGACTCGCCAGATTTGTCTGAATCTGTTGTGGTTGTAGAAGAAGACGATCCTTGTGGTGGTGCTTGTAGCATATAAATTAGTTTTATAATTATTGAGGCGAGTGATATAATTTCTTGCCTCATTTTCTTCTATGGAGTAGTAAATGTCCCAATCAAAATCTTTTAACTTAGACAATCGAGATCATCTAAAAGCAAAATTGTTTCTTGACGATACCGGTTCTGTGTCCATTGCTAGGTTCGACAATATTAAGTACGAAAAGATCGACAAAATGACTCAGAAGCATCTATCATTCTTCTGGAGACCAGAAGAGGTTGATGTATCAAAAGACCGCCGTGACTTTAATGAAATGTCAGATGTAGAAAGGCATATTTTTACATCAAATTTAAAACGCCAAATTATGTTGGACTCAATTCAAGGTCGTAGTCCAAACACCATTCTGTTGCCCATTGTTTCCAATCCAGAAGCGGAGGCATTCATTGAAACTTGGGGGTTTGGTGAAACTATCCATAGTCGCTCATATACTCATATTATTCGTAATGCATACAATAATCCATCTGAAGTATTTGATACTCTTTTAGATATTCCAGAGATTGTTGAGTGCGCTGAATCTATTAGTTATTATTATGATTTCTTAGATGAACATAACCAATACTATACACAAACTGGAGTAGTCACAAAAGAGCATAAACGTGCATTATGGATGGCTCTAATGGCAATCAATGCATTAGAAGGTCTACGTTTTTATGTTTCATTTGCATGCTCTTGGAATTTTGCCCAACTTAAGAAAATGATGGGCAATGCGAATATTATTCGTTTGATTTGTAGAGATGAAAACTTGCACCTCGCGTTTACTCAATTTTTAATTAAAACTCTTCCTAAGGACGATCCTGATTTCATTCAGATTCAAAAGGACTGTGAAGGAGAAGC